AGACGCGTCAGACTGCTTCATCTGCTCAATCAGATCATTCAGTCCAAGGATTTTACCGTCTTTCAGCTTCAATCCTGCTTCCTTGATGTCTGCCATGACTGATTTCTTTGCCGCTTCACTGGAAAACTTAACATCATCGAGTGCCGCTTTCAGAGCATCTGAGAAATCACGGTCGTAGATTTTTGCATTGAATTCTTTCTCTGCATCTGCCGCTTTCTGTTTCCAGGTCTCTAACTCGGTCTTAACATTCGCCGGGTCGATACCGTCAAAGCCTTTTAAGGTTTCTTCTGCTGTCTCGGCACGTTCTTTCCAGTCATCACGTTCTCCCTCGACTTTCGACAGGGTTTTTGCAACTTCCTTAGCATTCTTATAATGCTCAGAGAGTGCCTTTTTAACATCTGCCTGCTTATCCTCCGGGATTTCAATTCCAAATGATTTTAATGTGTCAATAAGTTTCTGCATAATATCCTCCTGGTCGTGTTTATTGACCTGCCGCCGCAGGTAAATGGATTAAGCCAGTTAGACCACTGGCAAGGTAATTGGAAAGGCAGGGCTCGAACCTGCGGTGTCAAGGACTATGCGTCCTCCGCTCTTCCAACTGAGCTACATTCCATTAACCCGGATTCCCGGGTTAGCAAGGTATTTATCGTGTTATGCCTGCCACTATCCGACTTCCACGGAGATGTTGTTTTATTCATGAGGAGGTGTTACCAGTCAGTCAAACTGACTAATGAATATGCCGGAAATTGCATCCGCTTTTCAACCTCCAGATTCCGCTCGAATCTGTTTCTCTTAAGGACATATTCACAAAGAAAGGAGGACATGAAACGAAAAAGAAAGCAAAAACTTCTAATCAGCAAGCCCTACAAGGTTCACCATGCCTTGCAAGATTATAGTATCACATTTTTTTTAAAAAGTTGTCCCCACATTTGCAAGAGTCAAAGCATACTTCTCAGTTTTTCAACGTATCTTTTAACAAGATCACGCTCTTCCCGGCACTCTGCATCCTTGGACATATCGCTCATTTCTGTAGTAAGTTCGTCAAGATGTTCTTCCAGAGCGGCAAGCATCTTCCTCTTGCAGTCCTCAGACTTTCCAGAACGATAATTCTGTTTCTGTGTCATATAGTCACTGTAAGTGTCTCGTCCATCAGATCGGCTATAATTTCCTCTTCCGGTTCCGTAGTCGCGACTTTCATCACCGTAAGAGGTGCCACGATCATAATCTGGGTACATCATTCTTCCATCGCTGCGGCTGTATCTCCCCATGCCGCCACGTTTTCTTCCGCGCTCACTGTAATCGTCATTGTATCCGCTACGCATTTCATCAAGGACGGCGTTGTAATACTCCACCTTTTTGTCCCAGTACTGCGTATTTTTTATATCTTTGTACATATCAATCAACTTGTATGTCATTTCCAAGTTTCCAGTGGTCAGCCCACTATCTGCGATTTTGGACAGTTCGTCTTCAATTCTTGCACATAAGTCTTTAATATCTCTCATAACTGCACCTCCTACGCTTCTCTAGTCACGACAATATTTGCGTTCGCAACAGAAACAGCCTGATCGCTTGTGTTCTCTACTGCAATATTAACGCAACATCCGCGTGGTACATCCACGTAAATTCCGGAAGACACATTATTATACTGATCTACTGCTGCCGGTGTGGAAATCATCTGAGAAGATAATACTGGCTCTCCAGAGATTGCAATTGCCAAAGAGATAGCTTCAACTGTACCGCCTGTTGGAATCGCGATATTGCCAGAGAAGTCCACGAAAAATCTAGCCTTGCACTGGTTAGTAAGCCCTCTCAGTGTAATAATCCCGCTTCCTTCCCTGTGCTGAATGCAATTAGAGCCTTTAACTACTGTGCTTGAAAATACTACATTCCCTTTTGCTGCTACGGTCTGAGCAGCTACATTTGTAAATTCTGCCATAAAAATACTCCTTTCATATCACAAAAGGACAGGTCTCAGCCTGCCCCTCTGTGTAATACGGCATAAGCCGACATCCGAATCAATCGAAAGATACTCTCGATATGAAGTTATCAGCAATTGCATCCGGTGTTACATCCGCATCCGTAGTATGTGTTCGGATTCGGTACCTGGTAAGCCGGAATCGGTGCCGGATTGATTGCATTAATAAGCTGCTGTGTCTGTGAAGCCATTGCAGTTGTAAGAAGTGCAGACTGGCGATCCTGAGATGCAGCACGTCTGAGGTCATTGTTTTCAGCCTGGAGATTGGATATCTTCTCGTTGCACAGGTAATCAAGGATTGCCCTTGTTCCGGCGTTCTGGCTGTCGATAATGTCTCTTGTGTTACTGTTCATGGTGTTCTGCAATGCACAGGTATTCTGTGCCATGTTATAGTTTATGCCCTGGATTGCTTCTCTGGTTTCACAGCAGCAGTTTGCAAGCTGTGCCTGGAGTGCATTGGTATTCTGCATATTTGCTACAGTGTCAGCGTTAATAGCCTGCTGGATACCGAAGCCAGTCTGCATGATGTTGGTGTTGATTCCGTTAAATCCGGTAAGCATACCATTATTCATGGCATAGAAGCCATCACAGAGACCATTGTTGATTCCGTCAAGTTTGCTAATCACAGCGGAATTATCAAATCCTCTCTGAATATCTGCCTGAGTAGCTGCTGTGGCTGTATATCCGCCGCCGTTGCCGTTATTGCCCCAGCCGTTGTTTCCCCATCCGAAGAAAGCAAAAATGAATAAAACAATAATCCACCAGCTGCCATCTCCGCCAAACATGCCGTCATTATTTCTACCATTTCCAGTAGCAGCGGCAATATCTGCTAAGCTATAATTTCCATCCATAGTTATAATCTCCTTTATTGTGTATTTACATCAATCTGGCCAGATTGTAATGTACTATTTCATTCCTTTCAACATGTGTTGGAATTGTCCTGCCATCTGTTGGACCTGATTAAGTTGCTGCTGAGAAATCCGTCCAGACTGCAGCATCTTCTCAACTTCTGCTTTCGGGTCCCCCTTAAAATTCTGCCTAAACTGCATAAACTGCTGTATCATCTGCATTGGTCCGTTTCCCTGCGGCATCCCGCCGCCAAGTACGTTAAATAATGGATTACTCATCTGCATTTCCTCCCTTGATTGCTGATTCCTGTGCGGTATTAGCCCTAACAGGTTCAGAAAATGAATTTAATCGGTTTATGATAGCTTCGTATTTGCCTTTCAAATCATCGTATTCCTGTCGAGTAACATATTTACTGTCCATGTTATGAACAGGCTGTTTAGGCGGCATCTGAGAGCCTATCTCGTGGTATTCAAATGTCCGCAGTGGCTGTGGCATACCAGAAACGTCTGTGGATTTTATGTAGAACTTTTCGCTCTCACTGTCCATCAGTAAAACGCTTGTCCCGGGTGCTACCAGATAGGATTTTGCGCCGACTTCACCAGATACCCACAGAATTCCATTATTGTTCTGCTGCTGTTGTACTGGTTGAGCCGGCATCTGGACAGGCTGTTGCTGGAACTGGTTCATCTGCCCAGGAACGCCAAAACTATATTGATAAGGATTGTTATATAATGCCATCTTATACACCGCCTTTCTGATTATATTTTTGCATAAAAAAAGAACCGGAAACAGGTCGTTTCTGGCTCTAATTAGTATCTAAAAAGTATCAGCACACTTTGATTATTTTATTGTTTACTCGGCGGCTTAATCGTTTCGCCGTAGATATGCTCACGTTCATCTGTTCAGCACAGTATTCAAGCGTGTATTCTTTACATCTCAACCGGAACAATCTTTCTTCATCCGGTGTAAAATTACACTCTATCAAGAACCTGTCTATATCTTTCTTTGTGAACACATATAATTTCATGAGCATACCTCTTATTAATGCAATTAACGCTGATTCTGTGCAAGATAATTTGTAAGCTTCTGTTTTGTTTTTTTTAATTCCTCGACGTTGTCCCCGTTGATCTGACTGTCTAGCATGGTTGACAAGACCTCCAGGATAAGGGAATCTCTCTCAGCTATTCTCTTTAACGCTTCAAAATCTCTTTTATCATGGTCTTCCAGGATTTCCACTCGCTTATTAATCCTGAATGCCGGAGCAATCCATTTAAAAATAACAGCTGCTGCCCCTCCAACAATTGATACCCCTCCACAAATTGAAAGAAAAAATTGGATAAATTCCTGTATGCTCATTTTTATAAGCTCCTTTCCCAGTAATATACCGGGACTTCATTGCCGGAATCCCATGTATCATAATATTTGCCGTCTTGTACCGTCACCACATGGCCATCTATGCAGAGAATGTACGTGCCGGTCGGATGATCTGCGCAGAAGTCATTTACTGTATAAATATACCTCTCCGACTGCTCCACTAGCTTTCTATGGAATCCTTGCTTTGCCAGGTATGAACCCCATACGTAATTTGCGCTTGGCATATCGGATAAGGCACACGCCTGTACCATCAATCCGGTAAACACCGTTTCCCAGTCAAGGTCTAAAGCCTTACATATCGCCCGGACAGCACAGTCGCCTACACGCTGTCCTCTTACCGGATTTGGATTGAAACGCACCCATCTGTCCATAGTTTACCTCACTTTGCTCTCATAAATCTTTTTGCTCCTGCATTTGCCCTGGACTGCTGCTTATATCCAAAGTCTGCTACCTTGTTGCGGTAATATTGTGCTGCGAGATTGTTATCCTGGCAGAATTTATTATACTCCTTATTCTGTTCAGTCAGTTTAAAAGCCATTCGATCATATTCCGATCTTAGTTTTTCTTTTTCAGATTCTGGTACATCGTCTGAGTTGATTTCTTCGTTTTTCATTATCAGCCGGCGTTTAGTCGCTCTGATTGAACGCTCCATTGCTCGCTGCTTCTGTGTATCTTCATAGATCTTTTTATTCTCTTCAGAATCAATCTTGTGTTCATCCGCCCAGGGATTCCGTAAGCCTTTCGCCCATGGCTGGTGACTGTGGCGGCAATTATAAGAATGCAATCCTCCCGGAATAATAACAGTTCCCTGTCCTGTCTTCGGGTCAATGTCGTACCCTGTATGCTCTGCCAAGTTCGGATAACCTGGTTCTGATCCTCTTAGACGATATGCTTTACCTTGCCATCCGGCATGGTTGGAAATTTCGTCCTTGCCGGTTCTCGCGCCTAAATGAGCCGATACGAGGACGTAATTGGTCTTTGCCTGGACAATGTATTGGTTCGTCACCTGCGCCGCTGTCTGGTTCATACTTGTGACTACGCAGCACCTCACAGCTGCTTCAAGGGTTCTTTTTGCACCGCTTGTTGGATAATCCACCATGATTCCTTTTTGTGCATAATTGTCCAACACATCACAAATTGCAGTGGTGTATGATTGCACACCGGAAGCAACACGGATTTCAGCTTTATCCAGCAGATTAATTAGATCACGCTGAGATTGATTTATTGTAGTCCTGCTCAGGTTGCTAAGCTCACCCAATGTTTTTTTGAATTCTGCATCCATCACCGCTATCACTTCTGGATTCTCCAATGGTGGACTTATATTCTCATCAATCCCTAAAAGGATATCTTTATCATTGTCCCAGGAAGTCATCACGGCATTTTGCAGGATCCGTCTAAGTTCTGGCTGTGTCATTTTTGTAAGCTTCTGCAGTTTCTGTTCAATCTCCGCTCTGCTTTCTCCCATTTGCGTGAGCTTCCAGATTAGCCGATCAGCTGTGGCAGTCATTCCGCCAGTCTGGAGAATACGCCTGGAAATGTCCGTCATTATAAAATCTTCCAGTTCCTGATAAATTGCAAGGATCCGTTTTTCTTTTCCGTGGAAATACTCTGGTGGAAGCATTATTTACCACCTGCCGTTCTTTTTACCAGCCTTGTCCAATCCGATAAATGCTGGGCTTTTGCTCTTTCAAACCATTCTGCCCCTGCTTCTATATGCGGTGCTTTACTATATTGCAATCGTCTTCCGGTTGGGCTTTTACTTGGTGGAGACATCCATCCAATGATATTCCCCTGTGCATCTTTCTTTGGGATGTTCGGTCCGTACACCTCACCCATGTACAAATAATGAGCATAAGGCACATTTCTGTTTCCCCACTTGATTTCACCGCCGTCAATACCCTGCGGATATGATACACTTTCCACCAACGCTCCCTGTTGGAATGGCATAAGGGGGATGCAATCTTCTACGATTTGCTCATTCAGCTTCTTCTGAGCTTCTTTCAAATTGCTGTCAATCCGCTTTGTATCGAATTTGATATGTACATTTCCAACATGATTATTGATCTTCATAGGCTATTCCCCGAATAATCCACTTGCTTTGTTTTCCGCATTTAAATCCCTCTTTTTTTATTCATCATCAAATAATCCTTTTTCTTGTGTACTTTCTGCTTCTTTTTGCATTGCCACAGCTTCTTCTTTCGTCATTCCTTCAAATTTCACGAAATACATCCATGCCGGAACCTTTCCAGTGGTCACATACTGCCACCATCTCGCACGGTCGTTTTCTCTGACATAGAGGATGTCTCCAAAATCATAATTGACTTCATAAGCTCCGACAGGTGCAAGTCCGTACAAATCAGCATAAACGTTCAATGCGTAAATAACTTCGTTCAGACAGGATTCCAGTTTATCCCTTACATCCTTAATGAACTGCACTGTCCTCTGCTGTTCTGCTTCTACTCCTGTAGCTGTCTGAATGCCGCTGGATTCGTTAAATACAAAGTACCCGTTGGAGAATCCAATCTTGTACCCCAACTGGCTTAAAAGGGCATTTATGCCGCTTATACGGGTATCTGTGTTGAGAATCGGATTTATTTCCTGGTAAAACTCTTTTTCATCCTGTCCGAATACATTTTTCACATAATCCGGCAAGCTCATTTCTTTGCATCTGTGCTCCATGGTCTGCGGTGTCATAGCGGAGACAGGTGAACCACTCGGCATCAACAATCTGTCATCTGCTAGAACAGTCCGCTTAGAATCAAGGATTTCTTTTGCATTTCGGCTATATGCAATGTCCAGGTCTTTTAATTCTTCTATGGCTTCTGCGAATATCGGAAGTCCCAGTGGCGTACTAATATCCACATTATTCGCCTGTGGTGTCCTTAATACTCCATACAATGGTCCGTCCAGCTTCTCACCGTTTGCCTTAAGAATTGGTGGTGTGTCTGCCATAAGGTCAGCCCATTTAGTCTGTTTAAGGTCAATTTTATCTCCGATGCTCTGAGTGGATTTTGATACATAAGCTCTGTTGGAAACATAATACGGATAGGTTGTCACTCCATCCACTGTTGTCTCGACAAACCTGTGATATTCGAGCCTTGTGTAGTATTTCCGTCCAACAGTATAAGAATCCTTAAATATAATTCCTTTGATTTCCTGATTGTCATAATCCACAATCATCACATCTGCCGGAGTAAATACGTCGAGGCTCTCGCCGTTTGGCTTAATAAACACCGTTCCATAAGCACAACCATATTCCACCCAGTGCCGAATCTGGAAGTATACCTTGTCAATCTGTTCCTGTAACCATGTTGCCCTTGCAGAACCATCTATCTGAATGCCAATCGCCAATGTTGCGAGCCGTGCTGTTTCTGAGCAGACAGATTTCGCGAAATTAATCGTCTTGATATTATTCTTATCATCTAACCATTCCGGTACTCCCCTGTAAATGTTCGCGCACCGGTTAATCAGTGATTCCATTTCTGGAAATTCTGCTGCCTGGATATTAAAGTCCTCTTCGGCTTGTTTTTTGAATATCATGTTAAACCACCTTTTTAGTGTTGTTATAAGTCCCATTTAGTCACCTGTCGCAATCTTCTTTCCACACGTCGGACAATAATTAAGATCAAACGGTCTGGAAGTAATGCTTCCTTTTCGGTCTTTCATGTACATGTACAACATACAGCCGTATATATATTTGTTCTTCTTACATTCTGGATTATCATAGTATTCTTTGCAGGAAGCTAAATTATCACAAAATTTACACATTATGCACTGTGCCCCCTTCTCATGGACAATGGACTGGTTGCGTATCTGAGAGAATCTATCCAGTGATCGTTTCCATCTGGATAATCTGCAATCACTTCTCCATTGCTATCTACTTCATGTTCATAATTGATAATTTCCTTGTATGCTCTAGGCGTTCGTGCCGGATCAATGACTAATGTTCGGCACTGTAACCACTCAAAAGTATATTTGCGGCTTCCCGGTGTAACAATGGCCCTACGTGCTGGAAGCCCTGCATCTCGGAAGTCAATAATACTTTCTTCTTCATCAACTCCGCAAGATATTGAATAATCATCATATCCTTTTTTCTTTATCTGGTTAGCCATTTCCTTGTTTCTTATCTTGGAGCCTCCAAGTTCGTCTAATAAAAAAACTTTTTCCTGATTAGGAACATAAGCTACACGGAGAAATGCTTTAGGATCTGGATACCACCCCCAGTCCTGTCCCTGGTAGATACTTTGAAAGCTCTGAATCTCTTCATCTGTAATTTTTCGAATTTCTAACAGTTCGAAAATATTTGTTCCAAGTCCAACAGGAAGACCGAGATATTCATGGTCGTAAGCTCTCTGATTTGTTTTCTTCAGATGCTCTGCATCATCAATAAATTGCTGACCAAGCCATTCAACAGGAACTGATCTATAATCGCTCTTGTGTCTGTAGCTGTCAACTCTCGGTTCCTCCACATACACGTTCGCCCAGTTGCTCCGGCTGATCGGTGGATTAAATGTCTTAAATACTTCAAATTTGCTTCCACCACGAAGTACAGACTGTTGAACTGTACGGATTTCTTCAATTCCGGCAAACTCATCAAGCTCCTCAAACCAAAGGTACTTGAAATATCCTTTTTTTACTTTTATGGACTTTGTTTTCTTAGCTTTATCCAGTCCTCTGAATATGATCTTTTGTCCTGTTGGCTTATACACATATTGCATAGGACTTAAACTGTCAGCCCATAAATCACTTGCTCCAAGCGCATCAATTCCCCATGCGATCTGTTCATACACGGATTCTCTGAGCGTATTACCGACTTTCCGAAAGATTACAGCATTTGACATTAAGCCATTCTCTGCATCCTGCATCATCTGAAACGGAATCATGCCGCCTACAAAAGATGATTTTGTGGATCCACGTCCACCGTACAGATCATAGTAAGTGTGTTTACCATCTAAAATATCCCAAAACACATTGTAAAATGCTGGTGCCACAATCTCATTCAGTTTGATAGCGTTACTTTCCATCCTGTTTCTCCGGTCTTGGAATATTGTTCACAATCGTAATCTTTCCGTCTCCGAAATCATCATTTTTCTTGTCAGCGTCCCAACCCTTGAAGTTGTTTCTAAGACTAAACTGAGCACCATTGGAACCATCACGATCAAACAGTCGTTCTTCTGCATACTGTTCTACTCTGGCTTTCGCGCGCGTAATCGTGTCAACAAACTCTGGTTTTGCTTGATAGTTTAAAAGAGCCTGTCTGCTTGTAAATCCAAGGGCCAGAGCAAGTCCTGTAACGGTCGGAGGGTGAACGTCTACAAAAACGGGAGACCCGAATTTATTAAACATTTGTTTGCCTTTGCTATCAGTTAAAGGATATCCTTTACAATACTCAAAATATTTTTCGATTTTTTTTTCAATTTCATCCACCGTTTTATACATGGGTGGTTTTCCCATTGGCATTCCCACGTTCTCACCTCCAAACAAAAAACTGCCACATATGGCATATAGTCATAGATATATACTATATTACCATACATGGCAGAAAAATTTGTCCCCACATTTTAATATTAATTGTAGTATTATATTTCTCTTAGTTTTCTTAGAGTATCATAAAACATAGCCATTGCCTTGCGCTTGTATGCGTAGAAATCGTCTCGCTTTGCCGGTATGTATTTCGTTTTCATGATACGGTCATAGGATTTGTTTGTTACAATAGATTCATACACCAAAAGTTCAATCCCCGGCGGGCAAGAGCTTATGCAGCAGTGTAAAATATCGTGTCTCTGCTCTGGTGTAGCTTTCTGGCATATATCCTTTAAACGGTTAACGTCCTCCGGATATACACCAAAATCAACAAGTGACTTTTGCCTTGTACGCATATCATCACCGCCTTTTTATTGCTATTTACGCTTGCCGCCAAAATGTGCAACTAAAAAAATAGTGCCAAATGATCCGAATATTATTCCAAATGTAAATGCTATTAAACTATCAATCATTTATATCACCTCTTTTCCAGTCAAGCCGCTGTCCGCACTTATCACAATAATAATTCGATTTATACAAATTTTTCTCTCCGCATATCGGACATGTTCCTCTGATACTGTAATATCTACCAGAAAAATCCCTGATAATTTTAGTATCTTTCGGCTTCATCGGAATCTGTTTTTTCATTGCCTTAACAGCTACTTTCCTTACCTCGGATGTACATTTACCACCATAAGCCGTGCTATCATAACTTAATTCTTTTAATGCTTCTTCTGGTTTCATATTAATCCTCTGCTCCAAATATTTTCCTTAAATTGTGCTGATAATTTTTCACTGTTCGTTCAAGAGCGTTATAAGTTGGTCTTAATTTACATCTTTCTTTGTAACCATCGCATCTTGTTCCGAAAAGAATAGAGTTTCTACATATTCCGTCTTGACTTGCATAACATTTATTCGTTCTTCATCACCTCCAACTTCTTCTCTATCGGATTAATAATCTCTTCCAATACCTGCTGTTCATAATTTTCTTTCCAGATTTTTTTCTCTTTTCCAAAATTGGATTTTCATAATCTCATTTATTAAATTAATACACGCTATTGCTTCTAGCATTCCCCAGCATCCATCAAATGCTCTTTCATTACACCAATTTACGAATTCTTTAAATTTCATTTTTGAGTTTCTCCATCTACTTCGCCTCTTTTACTTCTTGATATATAATTGCCATATTGAAATCACTTCTAATGAACCTTAATGTCAGTTTATGATTTACAGCATTTCCAAGTTGATCGTAAATCCAGTACATATCCTCTTGGCCAAAGTTTGTACCCAGATATCTGTTAAGGCTTGATATCAGTTGTTCTCTCCATTCATTATTTCTTTTGTGCGAACTGTACGGCTCTCCTTTTGCCATTGGCCTTGAACACCATTCAAGTAGCTTGCAGATAATATCTTCTTTATCGGTACAATTCTTTGCTGTGAAATATACGTTTCCTTTTTCGGAAAGAATTATTTCTCCAAATCTGTTTATGTAGCTCCCGCGGAAATATTCCATAAGATTGAAAATTTCATCAGTCATCTACTTCACCTCTCCTGTAATCTCATCAATACACTGGTTCCAACCCTCTACAAATCCTGCATCAAATGTATTAGCTGGATAATCTCCATTATCTTTTTCTGGCAAGTCCATAAGTGGGCACCAAGCCGGTCTTGATTTACTTTCACAATCATAATGTTCTTCTGTCATCAGAATTACATCATAATCTAAACAGTCAGCTAGTTCACAGCATCCCTCATATTCAAAATTGCCGCAGTACTCAGTTCCGAACGGGCAATAATAGCAGTTCTCTGGTGTATTTATCACTAACACTGATTTGCTCATTCAACTCCACCGCCTTTCACAATTTCTATCGCCCTGCTCAGTCCAGCATTGTATCCTTGATGCACATCGGATAAGATACATTCGGATTCGATGAATTTATCTCTTTTCAATTCGCCAATAACCTTATCAACATCAAATGCTGTCGGCTGCTCGTCCACAATATGTATATATCTGTCTATAATCTTCTGTATTGGTTCTCCTAAGATATTTTGAAGCAGTATATCTTTTTTTTAATTTATCTGTGTCGATTAACCGCATTCCTCAGCCCTCCTTGTATGGCTCTGGAGTCGGTTGCCATGCCGTAATCTCAATCCAATCATAATTGCTATCAAGATAATATCCGTCACAATCAATGAAGCACGTATCTTGCCATGTTGTTTCTCCGTTAGTAACCAATATTTCTTGTCCATCATCTGGCATTTTGCAGTCAAGCATATACCGTATATCATTTGATATGGATTCTTCTGCACGTTCTTTTTCTGATATCTGATGATATTTTACCGGAATCCACCCATTTTCTTTCTCGTCCTGTTCCAGATCGTCCAGAAGACTATTTACGATATCCAGCGCACTCCCTGGAAGCCCATGCTTATACTGTGATTTCTTTTCTATCTCAGCTTTGTATTGTTCTAATCTGGTTCGTACTCTGCTCATACAACCACCTCTTCAAAATGCTCATTTAGTATTTCTTGTGATATCTCAATCCATCTGTTAACATTTACTCCGTCAAGATGGATTTCTCCATCAATAATTTTTTCATTTCCTACTTCGTAAACTTCGCCAACCTCAATTTCCATGTATCCGTCAACGTAAAATCCATCACCATCGTATATATCTAACGTGAACGCTTTCACGCATTTATACTTCATGCTTCCATCTCCGAATCTTTTGGCATCTGAAACAGAATTGATTTTCTTATCTCATTTCCATAGCCTTTTAATACAGTAATTCCATGCGCCACGCTTTCTTTTGTATCATAGCTTCCTGTGTATGCTAATCCCGCCAACCCATTGCTAACAATTTCACCAGATTTGTAATCCATTTCCATCCTCACTTTCCCCACAGTCCTCCATGATTTCAATACTCGATAAAATCAGATAATTCCATCTGACCAACTAAATTGTCATCATTCATCCACCACCTAAATACATCTTCTCCAGTCTTCCATTTGGTTTCTAATCCTTTTTCTTCTCGAACATTTAGCATTCTTTCAAAAGCTCTAATATAAGACTGTTTGTACTTAGGAAAATCTGCAAATTCTTTGTACCTTTTATTTCCAGCTATCGGACAGCCGATACAGCCAACACGATCATATCCGCATTTGTACAAATCACAGGTTTCTATATGCTCTGAATTAATAAATTCCCATATATCAGAATCTTTCCAGTCAATGATTGGATTGACAACCATTTTCTTTTGTTGCATACAATGTTCGGTCATTCGGCGTTTTGCATCGTTATCATTCATAAGTATAACCGTCGAAAAGGATTCTTTTGTTTTAATACTACTTCCTAATTTTTCAAATTCTGATCGCGATTGTCGCTTTTGGCTTTCCGCCCAGCGAACGCCTGTGGCAATATACCTATTAGGACATCCAGTTTCTTTTAATACCGCACAACAATATCTTGAAAATATCGTTGGTGGCATAAGTTTTAATGGAATCAATTTCCACATCGTGATATGTTCGCCTTTATACTTCGGCATTTCTATTTCGCATTTAATTTCTTTTTCTTCCAGACTTTTAAATACTTTTCGTATGTGCCGCACAGTTTGCGGTGCATCTGCCGTGGTGTGACTATTGTGCGCCTCAAATGGTATGCCCGCCCTACGAAAGAGTTCTAGCATCACGTCAGAATCTTTTCCTCCAGAATATGTGCATACAAGTGGCTTATTATAATGTTTTAAAGATAATTCAGACGCAAGCCGGATTCTTTCAATTGCTTTTTGTTATAAATCCATAATATTTACACTCCAAATCTTCTGACCAATTCTTATACACCAGTTTCCACCTTTGAATAACTCAATCTATACGCCCTCTGCTCTGTCGGATCCTCACTAACAAGTAATTCATTGTCCAAAAGCAAATTAAAGTGTTTTCTGGCAGTAGCCATTGAAATGTCTAATCCATCTGCAATATTTCTTGTAGACGGCATATAGTGGTGTTTGCGGTAATATTTCAGGATAAAATGATATACCGCTTTATACATCTCCTGTCCCTCTTTGTGTTTGCGTTCTGTATTGTATTTTCCCATCAATAACACCTCGCTTAATCGTTAATGCGGAATCTCAAATCAAGATTCAGTTCCTCTTTAATTGATCTTCTATAATCCTCCCAGGTTGCCATATCATCCATCAGATAATCAGCCCCCCCTGTCCATGCCATCCATGAATTTCTGGCAGCGTTTCTGTCCAAATCCGAAGTTATCATGCAAAACGGCAATTCCAAGGATTGTAAATGTATCAAGTGTCATTTCTTTGATCTTCTGTGCAGCTTTATCCAGGTCTTTACTGGCTAAAGAGGTATGTACTCCTGTAATCCCTCGGAATTTTATTTCCCTCTCAAGCGCTTCTATACCGCCATCTCTAACAATTCTGAGCGCCAGGTCAAGACCGTCCTCTCTTCCTCGCTCATACTCCTTCATTTTGTTCATTGGTTTTCTCCTTGTTCAGATTTTTAGCTTTCTTATGCATCTTGTCCAGATAATCCGCATAGGCTGTAAGCATGTGATCCACAAATCCGTTTTTATTATATTTGTCTGATACAACGTGTATCTGCTCAACTACCTGCTGCCAGTATTCGTCCTTTTCTTCTATTCCGGCGGTCTGAAGGACCAGTGCCGGAAAGTCGATTTGTAAAAACTTTATGGTGTTCGGTATCTGCTCATGCGTCACTCTCATACTTATACACCTTCTTCTACCTCAAAACTCTGTTCAAGAAGTCGCTCGTTATCTTTGCTAAACGCCTTTATATAGCTCTGTTTTATCGGTCTGATAAAATGTATGCCATTAGCGGATTTCGCCCGGGAAACAGCCACATAGAACTGTCCAGGATCCCAACAACAAGGATCAATATTAATCTTTTCAAATGTCTGTCCCTGTGATTTATGAATACTGATTGCCCAGGCAAGTTTTACCGGGAACTGAGAGAATGATCCAACTTTCTTACGGACAATCTTCTCTTTCACGATCTTCTGACCATCCTTTTCTTGTTCAGATTCCTCAATAACCTGTTTCTCAATGTCTTTACTGTATCTGTACAAGTTAACTGTTTTGCCCTTATCAGTCTTGATAACCAGATAGGATTCTTCAAATTCTCCGTTATCCACAATTTTCTGAATGATGCCAATCGTTCCATTGACGTAGTTTCCAGACAGATCATTGACTGTAATCATCACTTTTGCACCGATGTTAAGAATTAAGTCCTCTCTGGCAAATGCAATGTTCTTGATATCGGCAGATGTCAGATCTCCGTCAACTGCTGCATGAAACACTTTTTCGGTCTTTTTATCTAACTTGCCAAGGAAAGTATTGTTAATTCTGTCAGCTTCTGCATTAGTGCCGACCAAGAACGGTGCTTCCGGTATAACCTTGTCCGATTCGTTATTCTCCAGATATGCAATGGATTTTCTAATATTGTTGCCGTATTTGATATCATTCAGCACATACTTAAAACCCTCATCATTCTGTCTGCATACATCATCAAGTTTGATATATTCAAATCCTATTTCTTTCCAGTATTCAGACATGAAAGCATATCCGTGTTCGTACTTTCCGCCCTTTCCATAATCAGATCCATACATCCGACAGAGGATTTTACGATCATCTGTTGTGATAACTGGTGGAAGCTGGTAGAAATCCCCGATTACGATCAGTTGAACGTCTTCTTTATCCTCTCCGCTCAAAAGTCTATCAACCGCTCTCTCTTCATTTTCTGTAATGATCGTCTTCGCAATCATATTAAACAGGTCGAACCGGCACATGCTGATCTCGTCAATAATAAGAATATCCGCTTCCTTCAACAGTTCAGCTCTGGATTTCACTTTTTTCTTGTAATCCTCAAATTTGATTGAGATATTCAATGCACGATGCACAGTAGTCGCTCCATATCCGATATTGTCCGCAGCTATTCCAGTAGTAGCAGATACCAGAACACTTTTACCAGCTTTTTCCGCCTCATCAATAAACGTTTGAATAACCGTTGTTTTACCTGTTCCTGCATCTCCCGTAAGGAAAACATTACTGCCAGACAACATTGTGTCCAATGCGTACCGCTGTTTTTTATTAAGCTTCTCTTTTTCCATTTTTGTAACCACTCCTTATGCCTTAGTAACCAATTGTAACAATCTGAATTTTCATGCAATTTAATTTTATTTTTTAATTTGTATAATCATTTTATTTTTGTAACCAATGTGTAACCAACTTTTCAACCACCTTGGTTACACCGCAAGCCCTTATTTTATGCGGGTTTCAGAGTTATGTAACCGTGTAACCAATGTAACCAAGGTTTTCCTATAGGAGATTGCAATGTATATATGATTTTTTTATATATTTTTTTATTCCCTATACACATGCTTTTCCGCGGGTTACATGGTTACATGGTTACAAATCACGAAAACGGAACACTTGTTCCAGTATTGGCAGGTATAAAATCAGCTTCAACATGCTCATTTTCCTGTTCGTCTTCAAGATCTTTTATATCAATAATCTTTACAGCAACAAGTCTCATTACACTTCCCCCATCTCTTTTTATTACCGTATCCCTTTTTCCCGTATGCTTAATTAATTCTCGATTAATCGCCCATGCTGAAAAGGCTTTTCTGGAGAATCCGTTGTTCTTTAGGAGATTTTCAAGAGGCTTTGGATAAAAATACACATATACGTCTCCATACTCATCTGGTGTCTCTTTGAATCCCCACTGATCACAGCTGAATTGTGCATCAAAGTGCTGTCCGTATACTGAAAGGCTTTCAATGATAAATTCATAGCATCGTTGACCCTCTGATACATCCTTCTTGCGCGTAGGTATGTCCACAACGTCCTCAACTGTAAGTTCACATTCATCCTTAAATATGAAATCTGTAGCTAATTTATCCGCCAACAGAAGAGTAGATATAGCCATTACCTGTTTTGCCGGAAAATTATATCCATCAAAACCCTTTTCAATCTCAGACTTCATTTCTTTTAGCTCATCCGGTGTAAATTTTTTAAGATTTCCAACAAATACTCTTCCAGCAAAGCCATAATTTTTCATTACAGTGCTATTAATTTCTGCTGGATTCTCATAAATATCTTCGCAGCACTCAATTTCAATAATTCTGTTGATTGCTCCACCGGAATCCGCAAATTCTGAAATAGGATTTTCACCGTTGCAAATGGTTACATTACTCCATGTATTCTCCTTAGCTGCTCCGAGGTCCTTATTTGATCTTCCTTTCCCTTTACCGGAACAGAGATTGTAAATCAATGTTTCGTAGTTGTCCCGAATATATTGAGAAGCGTTCTTAGAGTCATCGAGGATCATCGGAAAGTTATTAAGCATGTCTGCTCTTGTCTCCAATGACGTATCTGTTGACCGGAAATTCCCAACGTAGGATCCTGGCGACGGGTTTCCCCAGATAGATGCAGCTATGTTGATCGTTACTGTCTTGCCGCCGCCTGTCTGTCCGTAGAAGTCTACAATGAATGGCAATGCATCAAGCGGTTGTACAAGCACACTTGCAAAAGATGCTGCCAGTGCTATTCGTGGTTCTAATCGTCCGCACGATCGTAACTGTTTAGCCAGAGTCACCCACTTGAAGTAGTCTCCACTTTCCTGTATACTCTGGAATAGTGTTTTAAAGCGGTATTCGCCGTCAAAGACGATTGAAAGGTCGTAAGGTACAAATACATTGCCATGCCACCCCAACTTGCTCGTAGAGTGCTGTATGTCGATCATATCGGCATTGTACATTTCAACGTCCGCCAGATACTTCACAAGAAGCCTTGCATTCTCCGAGTTGACCTGCACACCGAACCTTGCAAGATTAGTTATCGCCCTGGAAGTCACAATGTCGATTTTTGGAACAGTTATTTCTGTCCAGCATCCATCTCTTTTAAAAGCCACTGTGATCTGTTCTTCGCCTGTCTCAATATTTTTCAGTCGACGTATCGGCATGATTGGATGGTGGCATACAAGTTCTCTCGCCTTGGATGTTTCAGAAGAAAATATTCCGTTTTCTGTAGCTATCCAGCTGCCACAAGCCATGTTTGGATATTCTTTTCCAATATCATCCTCATAAAAGTTTGTGATATTTTCAACTAACTGCATAGAACGATTTACTTTTTCTTCTTTTTCCTTGTCCTGTTCTGCTTTCTGGAATTCTTTTATGAATTCCTCGGCTATGCTTTTTGCTCTTACACTCTTCGCCCTGTCCATTAACTTAAATTTAGCTTCCGAACGGTCGATTTTACTTTTTATTGAAAAAAGTTCTTCATACAGTTGCTTCTGCATAAAATCATTTGCTTGCAAATTTTCAATATTTTCAAGAATGCTTCTCACCTCCTGCCTTAGCTGACAATATTTCATATCTGCTTCTTTCTTTTTCAAGGTTGAACTGGCACATATACCACTCTTCTGAACCAGGAGGGAAGGTTTTTAGCGCTGTTTCGTACATAAGTATGTTCTTTTCTACCTGCTCAAGCTCATTAGGATCCTGAGCGGGATTACATTTTTTTGATTTGATATCTCGCACTTCATGTCTAATCTGGTTGCGGCTTTTACCTTTTTTTGATACATAAGTACCGCCCAGCTCAATAAATGCAGTGCTAAAAGGGACAGATTCGTATTGCATCACGAAATCAAACACATCACCGCCGATTCCGCAGCCGAAACAATAAAAGGAATCATCGTAGATCTTACATGACGCTGACTTTTCCTTGTGAAAAGGGCAACATATAAAACCGGCTCTATTTGGCTTAAGCCCATATCTAGAAAGAATCTCAGGCATTTTCACTGATTGCTTGATTTCATCTTTTGTCATGACAACAACTCCACGATTCGCCGTCCAGTCTCTTCTTTTGTACAGAATTCAAATCGAACACCGTATTTATCTCTGATTGTGCATAGAGATTTATATAACTGGCAGCCATCAACAGCCTTGTCCGATATTACAGTCTTAACCTTTTTGCCATTTGCTGTCTTCCAGATAACTTTGTGCTTTCTTGGATTTTCCCAGAAGTACACATCACCAATTGATTTGATATCTTCACCATGTTCACAAAGGATAATAAGCTGAATACCTGCGTCGAGCGCTCTAATAAGCTCTGCCTTGAATCTTTCATGCTGCTGGCAGACATTTCCACAAAGCTCTTGTAAATCCTTCTTACGGTCAATACAGAGCTTTGCATTATCCAACGACTGATAATCTCCACAGTATAACTTTGATCTGAAATACTGCACTCCAAGGTCATCAAACTGCTTTTGAATCCGTTCCCATTCCTTTTTATGTTCACGTGTATCACATTGTACGACCAATCAGATCACATCCTTCTGGTATTTGTATTTTCCAAAGAATTCACTATACTGTTTTATAATCTCCCAACGATTTTCGTAACGATTCCACTTACTATTATCTCCTACTCCTATTTGCGTTTTTCCGAGGGTTGAACAGGAAGGGATTATTAATACCTTCCGGCATGTTTCATCATCATTCAAACAATATAAAAGGAAGATGTCGCAAGTCGGATTTTTCTTTTCAAGGTTGAATGTAAATGCCTTTGAATTGCAATTGTTTGTAAATTCCTTAGATGCTTTTACGTCTATTTTTACACTGTTATCAGTAAGCAAATCATAAGGGTGCCTTGAGCTTGTTTGCACACTATTCAATCCGACATTCTCGTAAATATCTGAAATTGCTTTTATTTCATATTTGTTTCCAAAAGTTGTATCAGAATATTTAAGAGGCAGTCCAAGTTTTTCAGCCCAATATACAGTCCCTTTATGCTTTGCAATCTTACAAGCAAGGCTTTTGTTTCCAAAGACTTCTATCATTTCGGAATGAGTTGGAAAATGATCTAAATTCAATTTCTCAACAACTATCATGATATTTTCTTTGATAAGATCGTCGTTCCATGGTATTCCATGTGTATATCCCATTAACTCACCTCTATATTAATTGAACGGAAGGACATCATCTGCTACGTTATCCGGAATACTCATAAAATCAGTTCCTGCTGGATTCACCCCCATGATAGCTTCTTCCTTCAGATGATCGTCATACGCTTTTGTGGTGCGCTCTTTTGGAATATCAGCATCATTTATTCCTTCAATACTACGAAAACGGGCAAGTTTGTGACGATTAATTTCTCTGTTATCGTACCAGTCTTTTTCAACCCCAAAGACACCGCCGATCAGTTTACTCTTGAACTGCTGCCCGAAATTGTCACCCCATTTAACGGCAAATCCAGGGTTGGATTTTTCCACGCAAGTAATAAAAGTCTTGAGATTGCGAACGCCATAATCAACGTTTTCATCAATAATCATATAGTTAGTACCGGCATTCGGATATTTCTTGTCTGGACGGATATCATTTTCGAACTGCTTCATAAAATATCCAGCCTGTTCGTCACCGTCGGCAAAATCAAACAAGATAACAAGCATATCAAGTCCGCCCTGGGATTTTTTCTCTGATACCTGCTTAATTACCATCTTGTGTCCGCCGAGTGTAATAGGTTCAAATTCTCCTGCTGCCTGTGTTGTATCATAGCTATTTGGTTTCTGCATTGTCTGCTCCTCCTAATTCGTAATAATCTCTAATAATCTTGTCTACTGCTGCCAGATCATTGTCTATGGTCAGTGAATCAAACATACCAATTGGTGATTTGCTGACAGCTCCCTGACTTGCCTGAGTGACAAATAAATGTTTTCCACTTTCTTCAATGCAGCGGAGAACTATTGTAAACATGCCCTCTACGCAAACTTTTTCATCCAAAAGCTTTCCTATTGTCTTTGGTTTTACGTCTCCAGAATCATCCTTATCTTCGTGCATCATAAGATATACGACTTTGCTTTCCGGAACCTTTGTCACAATGAACTGAATCAGATTCCAGAAATAATCACCAATGTCATTGTAAAGTGAAAATACTGCATTACCTTTTCCGGCAGAAGCATGTCCTCTCATAAAGTGGTTGGTGATAAGATATCCAGCATCATCAATCACAATAGAATCCGCTTTTGATGCAATTAGGCATTTCATAACCTGCTGGTAATCATCTGTAAACCATCCGTCAATTTTCCCCTTGAATGGGAGTGGCTTGTTTAATACTCTGATAAGGTTCCAGCTTTTGTTTTGACAGTTTCTGAGACTGGTACTTTTGCCGGATCCAGATTTTCCTATAATTAATACAGGTGTTGCGATAAGTCATCCCTCCTATCATATTTCCATATATATCCATTTGCTGTTTTTCTTTTTCCTTTGCAACAATCACATATATGTGAATTTTTCAATCCCAAATGTCTTGTTGCTTCTCTTATAGATTCAAATTTGTTAATTACTTTTCCAAATCTATCAATTTGCAATACAGGAACGTTTGCTTTCTTTCCATTCTTTATTGCATTTTCCTTGTAACATGGTTTGGAATAATCAATACTAGAATGTCGGTTTTTAGCACCATTTCCATAATTCATGTTGTATTTTGCAGAGCACCATTCCAAATTATCCAAACAATTATTATCCTTATTTTCGTCTATATGGTTAACCTGTGGGAAATTATTGATATTCGGTAAAAATGTCTCTGCCACCAACCTATGAACCAAAAGTCTTTTAGAACCTTTTTCATTAAATAGTTCTACTGAATGATAGCCTGTCTTTGATATATTGTGCTTCAAATAACGATTTTTTCTTATGCTAAAGACATTTCCAAATTCGTCAATCGTATAATTCGGATAACACAATACTGGTGTTGCCATTGTTATTCCTCCTTATACGATTTCTGAGCCGCTAAAAGCCCATTTAGAGCCTGTACGTAGCTTGCCAATGTTCTTGCCTTGTATGATTCCTCTATCGGATTATCCGGCACAATAGCAAGCTGGGTGTCAATCAATCTAAAAATCTCATTAATGCGCTCTTCCATGTTTACACCGCCTTAAAAAAGCAATACAGGTTGTCTGATCTGTCGCCCTCTCCTGGAACAATCTTTCCATCTTCCTTTCGGTCTCCAGCGTGATATTCGATTCTGTCCAGGTACATGTCCGCATTTTCATAATCAAGGATATTGTCTCCTCGACTCTGCATTTCCCGGAGAAGATCATTGATTACCTGGGCCAGGGTGAGTGTAGGTAGCATTCTGAGCATTGATGTCTCATACATCATTAGCATTCACCTCTTCTTCAAGAAGTCTAAGCATGTGAGTTTTAGCTTTTTCAAACTGTCTACGATTAAATTTTTCTTGCGCGTCACTTAATAAGAGCGTGTATAATCCATCATATCCATGATCATTTTCAAAACCTCTATCCATGATATAGATGTTAACAGATCCAGTTCCAGTGCTAATATCAATGGATAAATAAGCAGGTGTTTCATTATAAATACGTTCTCCGAGATCGATAATCTCCTTAATCATTTTCCACAACATTTCCATTCTCCTTTCTCAAAGCAGTGCTAAATACGTAAACAGTGCGAATACAATGCCTGCCAGGATCTGCTGCAAGCTCTTCTCCCACATCCACACCGGAAGAAAAGTAAGCAGAATCCCAATAATCGCACTGACTACGATATCCTTTCTATTTTGTCTAGGTGATTTCATTCTTTTCCCTCCAAAAAGAAAAAGATTACAGACTGTAAGCAATATACCAGAAGATATTAGTAATGATTAACAGCGCGGCAGTCAAAAGCCATGCACTGAACCACTTCTTAGTCTCTCTCTTTGCTTTTTTCACGATTTCGGTAGCCAGCATTGTTTCCAAATCGTTCCATGTAATCTTTTCGTTGTTTGTTGCATTTTTTTTATTTTCCATGTTATTTTCCTCTCGCTTAATATTGACTTTTTAGCGGATAGAGGATTATAATTTACCTGTATCCACTAAGGTTGGTTTAGTGGCTTACTGCTCCGGGGTGGAGGTGTCGACTCCCTCCGGGGCGCTTATGCCAAATTTGCTTCTTTTCTTCTGTAGTAGTCCAAGATAATTCTTGAGCATTCATCGACGATTTTTTGATTGTCTTCCGGTGTGTTATCCTTGCAGTAATCATCATGTATTCTGATTACCCCAGATCCCTTTTTGATTGTTTTGATTACTGCCATCAGTAAACCTCCCTTTTATGCATTCACTATGTTAAGATATGTTATTTGCTTCTTTTTGCTTCTGGTAACAGTTCTCCGCCTACTGCGGTGCTCATGTCCATATCATCAATACACGGAAATGAAGCCGCACTGTGATGGGTATAATGACCATGGTTTTCAATGTGGTTATGCAAAAAATCAATAACCAAACTCACTAACTCATCTGGTCGCTCACTTGGCGATAGGTAACAGTAAAGCCGTAGGTCACATTTGCAACAGTCTCCACCAGATTCTTTGCAGTGTTGGCTGACGGCTTTGTTAAATTGTAATGCGTCCATTTACGCTCCTTTCTTGGTCTCTTCTTTCTGGTCAGAATCATCTGTCTTATTCTCAGAAAAACTTTCCGTCTTTCCAAGAATGTAACCTTTGTCAAATTCTGACATATTAGGAATCGCGTCTTTCAGCTTTTCAACGATTCTTTTTTCTTTTTCTGACATATACGCACCTCTTTTCTTGTGATATACTCTCCTGTAAAGGAGGTGTTCATTTGATAACAAGATATCAATATAAAATATTGAAAAAAGCTTTAAGAAATTGTGGATTTACTCCTGGTAATCAGCGTGAAGTAGATGCTTGCAAATACCTTTTCAACAAAAAATGCTTTATGCGCTCAAGATCGCAAGATCACGCATATGAAATCACACAAGCGGGTGAAGTCGCCATGAAAGCATATTTTCAAGATATATCCAGATTTTGGATAACAACTGTTCTGTCCATCATTGCGCTGATTACAGGTCTTTTCTCAATCTCTATACAATCAGAGCCACTATTGCAATTATTAGAGAAACTATTGCAATAGCTCCTAATACATGTGTATCGGTAGATAATGAATCTACATAATGCGAATACATCTGCAAAGTTTCTTTCACTGTAAATTCAACGTCTACCTGTTCACATGGTTCTTTTTCAAAGATACAGTCCATATCTACTGTCCCACCAAACGGAATAGGCTCATCTGGAGGAACAATCCTTCTTTCTGGCATCTTTAAATCACCTTTTTCACCTGTCAGAACTGCTTTCTTGATTTTGTTTGTCTGGTCTTGTAAATCCCAGATACGATTCCACAGGTCAGAAATTGTTTTGTCGATTTCTTTTTTCTTACGCTTCACTGTTTTCACCTCCCTACCTTGACTTTTTATATTTGTTCTCCTATCCTGTAAGTACAGGCACTGGTATGCTGAGTATTGAGAAAGGAGAATATTATGGATATTATTCAGGAAGATCTCTTAAAGAGAATCATTTCTCACTATAAAGAAACAGGTCAAAATTCATTTGATAGCACGCAATTCTCTGCCATCGAGAATATAGCTATGAGAGAACTTGCAGCTAAAGGATATATTTCCATCAGTTCCGATATCCTTGAAACCGTTTCCTTAACCGACGAAATTCTTCACGAAATTTCTATGAAATGATTTCTTTGAGATGTGCACGGGATTCCTTGTATGGTGCAAGGATTTCCTGTGCCTTTTCCAAATCTTCCGGCGTGATCTCGCACAGAATATCAATTAAACTGACAATATTAATATCGAGGGTGATCGAATTATTTAATTTCGCAGTCCTGTATGAAACATCTGTTAATGCCTTGCTAATGTCGATTCCTAAGAATTTTACTCTTGTCATGTTACCGGAATTTTCAATTGAAATAATTGGTTTTGCGTCCATTGTTTTCATCTCCTTACGTTTCAATCAATCAGCTCCCTTCCGTTCTGGAATCTTCGGTTCAAGAAACTTATGAGCTTTCTTTCTGTGCCCTATAAGAATCCGCAATCTCCTTATCTCTCAATGCAGAAAGATAAACGATTGCCATATTCTTGTTTTCCTCTGATAAAGTTGCAAAGATATCAACAATACGTTTTCCATCTTCAATATCAGTTCTTTCTAATATAGTCATGCGCTCACTCCTTTCTTGTGATATACTCCCAGTAGACGGGAGGTGATAAAAATGGATTTTAAAATGCCAATGATGGCAACCAATCCGCCATTGCCGTATAGCGTATATAAACAGATGGCAGATGAGGAAAAATACGAAACATTAAAAGATATTGCTAACAGTGCAAAACAAATAGCTGATTCTGCTGTTGCTGATTCGATTAAAGCTAAGAAGAAAGCTAATGTCGCAACAATTATTTCTGTAATATCTGTCATTGTTTCAATACTTACCAACCTAGACAAGATAATATCCAACGTAAATTTCTTAATAAATCTCGTCCACTAAAACAAAGATTTATTAAAATGGAAAGTATGCTGAGTACGATTGCTACTATCGACCAGTCTACTTTTTTCAATTTTTTCACCTCCTTGTTTTAACTTGGTTTAATCTTACTACAACTCAGTTTAATTGTCAAGCATGTTTTTAAACTCAGTTTAAATTATTATTGACTTTTTTTACTTATAGGTGTACTATCATATTAGGAGGTGAGGAAATGACAGATATTCTTGCTAGAATCCGAGAAGTATTGTTAGAAAGTCAAAAATCCCAAACGGAAATAGGAAAGGCAATCGCCAAAACTCCACAATATGTATGGAAACTTTTGAATGATAACAATGCTAATCCTAGTGACAGTGTTATAAAAGATATTTGTCGCGCATTTGAGATTAACGAAAATTGGATTCGTAAAGGAGAACTGCCCAAAGAACTTAAGGCAGATAAAGATTTTTCTTCTGTATGTGCTAACATAGCAACAGATGATATTAAGGCCAGAGAAGCTATTATGAAATATTATCAATTATCAGCAGAAGATAAAGAATTATTCTGGAAGTTCATTGAAAGATTTACCAAATAGAAAAAGCAGGGATTAATTTCCCTGCTTCTTTTCTTTCTCAAAAAGAGTATGTGCAAAACTATAAATCATTGCCAAAAACCTTATGTTTTCCATTTTCTCTATAATTTCAATAATTTCCTTCTTGTAATCCATTTTCCGTCCCTCCCAATATCGCACAATAAGAACATTTGTTCTCTTTTATTTCATTATACCCTCTTTTTAGCGATATAAAACGGACTGATCATGCTTCTCGCCCTCTGCTTGAACAGTGCGCCCTCCCTTTGCCTTGAACGGTTGAAAAAGAAATGGCATGTACACTCCGCAAAAGTATTATTGCTTTTATTTACAACAAATGGCTGCTGTTCTGCTTCAGATACAACCGCCTGTGTATAATTATGTATTACGTATTGATTATTGGCACTTGCCTTAATAATCACTTCGGAATCTGTTGGGTCGATGCTCTCGCATAGCGGCGCACGTACAGAAAATGTGAGCATTATCCCAAACAGAAAAAATATAACAAGCTTTTTTATTCCTTTCATAAAATCCCTCCAAAATTAGTTTATATTATACTCTAAATATAACAATTATACAATATCTCAATCTTGCACAAATTTTCTTACATTAATACTGTATTTGACGAAAATCGAGAAAATTCTACATTTCTCAACAAAAAAAGAACTGAGGAGTTAAATCCCCAGTTCTATTTTTTTTAATTCATCCAGCTGTACGTGTACGAATTATTTACATATACCTCGTATCTATCCGGGATAATATCATTGTAATCCCTGTCATACGGAAAATTAAATTGAAGATAAGCAGTTGATCCAGGATTTTCCACATGGGCGTAATTATAATTATAACCTACAATTCTTCCATTCTGATAAAATACAACTCCTATCTGAGTGGAATAGTTTTTTCTACCTACATTTTTCACCTCAACCATTACGTTGTTATCTCCAAAATTCGAAGAATAGCGAATGCCAGAATTATTCGTTATAGTATTTGAAGCTTTTTCTATTTTCAAATTTATTTTGAAGGAATCCCAGGTCTTATCATGATTCCAACCTTGAAGCGCACATTTTGAGTGTGGCGCAAAAGCGTAATTATATCCTTTGCTTGTTCCGATCATAGAACCATTCAGATAATACACAAATTCAACAGTTAAATCAACTGTATAGTCATAATGGTTTTCCAGAATTGCCACTGCTCCATACGGTGTCGATTCCGCATGATAGGTTACAACGTTCTTTTTACCGCTGGTATTAGCATTTGTATTCGCATTTGTATTTCCACTAAAACCACCATTACTGTTAGTAGCTGGCTTTTTAACGGTAACTTTACAAGTGTATTTCTTTTTTCCGACCTTTGCAGTAATCGTTGCGGATCCTTTTTTCTTTGCTTTTACGCGTCCCTTAGAAGATACCGTTGCAACAGATTTCTTACTACTTTTCCATTTTACCTTTCCCTTTGTACCGGTTACTTTTAATTGTAATGTTTGACCGACTTTCAAAGTGGCTTTTTTCTTATTGATCTTGCCCGCTGCCGATACCGGAACCGCCATACATACAATGAGCAATAAGATTGTGATAACTGTTAAAATTTTCTTGTTTCTTTTCATATTGCACCTCCCATTTTTTTTCTTGATTATACCATCAATTTTTATATAATAATAGTGAATTTACGTAATTTGTACCAAATTATTATGCTTTATTTATTTTTATATTGTGCTATAATTTAAAAAACCGACTCCTGCGACCAACAGGAACCGGTTTAATAAATAAGATAATCTCGGAGAAAATCTTACCTACACCATAATTATACCATCTCCTGGATTATCACACAAGTTAAAAAAGGAGAATAATAAAATGAATGAATCGGTATGTATCTATCTAAGGAAATCCAGAGCTGATCGGGAAGCTGAAGCACATGGAGAGGGTGAAACTCTTGCTAGACATGAACGGATCTTGTTAGATCTCGCAAAGAAAAAAGAGTACATTGTGGGTGCAATTTACCGTGAAGTGGTATCTGGAGAAACTATCGCCGACCGTCCTGTTATGCAGCAGCTTCTACATGAGGTAGAATCCGGTATGTGGGATGGAGTTCTGGTTGTGGAAGTTGAACGTCTTGCCAGAGGTGACACAATCGACCAAGGTGTTGTGTCCAGAGCATTCCAATATTCCGACACGAAGATTATTACCCCAACAAAAATATACGACCCGAACAATGAATTTGATGAAGAGTATTTTGAGTTTGGACTATTTATGAGCCGAAGAGAATATAAAACCATCAAGCGCCGACTGAACGCCGGAAGGATCTCATCAGTAAAAGAAGGGAAATACTGTGGCAACAAACCACCTTACGGATACGAAAGAGTTAAGCTCGAAAAAGAAAAAGGCTATACTCTCCGACCTGTTCCGACTCAAGCTGAGATTGTAAAAATGATCTACACCTGGTATGCCGGTGATGGCTGCGAACAAATTGGAGTTGCGAAGATTGCACGGAAATTAAATGAAATGGGAATAGAATCTGCACTATGCGGCGACTGGACTCCTGCCAGTATACAGGGGATCCTAACAAATCCGGTATACATCGGGAAAATCCGGTGGAATGGCCGAAAAACAGTAAAAACTATACAAAATGGCCAGGTAATTAAAACACGTCCTCGATCAAAAGATACTCTTATTTGTGATGGATTACATCCGGCTATTATATCAGAGGATCTATTTAACTCTGTACAGGAAATACGAAAAAAGAACCCACCTCGCCCAATCAGTATAAAAAACTCAATCCGCAACCCGCTTTCCGGAATTGTCTATTGCAGCAAATGTGGTCGCGCCATGGTTCGCCGCCCTTATCAAAAGCGCGGGCAGGAAGATACCCTCATGTGTCCATATACGTCTTGCCCCACAGTGAGCAGCAAGTTATCTCTGGTTGAAAAAGCTGTGCTTGATGGAATTAGGGAGATTGTGGAGAAATATAAGTTAAACAATGATATTAATACATCTTCACAGGCTATTGATTTAACAATAATTTCTAAACAAAATCTCATACATGAAAAAGAAAACGAGCTGGAAAGCTTAAACGCCCAAAAAGCAAAACAATATGACCTACTCGAACAGGGTATCTATACCACTGAGGTTTTCCTTGAACGTGCCAAAACAATATCCGCATCTATCCAGTCTTGCTCCGATACTATAGAAAAATTAAAAGAAGAAATCAAACACGACGAAAACATTATAAAACAACAATCAGATTTTATCCCGCGTTGTGAAGAGCTACTTGATAACTATTGGAGCCTTGACACGGAATCGAAGAATAAAATGCTTAAGAGTTTGATTGAAAAGGTTGCCTACTCAAAAGATACTAAAAACGCTTATGGGAAAGGCAACGAGATTGGTTTCCAGCTAGACATTTTCCCAAAAATCCAGAAGAATAATTAATGATATCTTCTATGTGCTGACGAACTGGCTCATTGATGTTATCAGTAATTAAATAAAAGAAATTCCCGGGGTTAATTCCCCGGGATATTTTTACTGCTTCTTAATATATTTTGCAGATACAAAGCCATAATACTTTCCTGCAATACAAATATAATACCATTTGCTGCCGTTTTTATCTTTCTGTGTATAATTCATAACTTCTACTTCGTTGCCCTGGTTAAGAGTTGGGTATTTTTTGATGTTCGGATACTCAGTTCCAGCCCAGGTACGCACATTAAGCACAGTGGCGGTTACATTCCCCTTGAAAAGCACCTGTGTCTTATCCTGTTTGCTTGAAATTACAATTGGCTTATTAACTGATTCTTTTGCCAGATATCCAGTCCAGATCCAACCAATACCGATACCGGAAACTTTTACATG